ATGTTGAATTCCTTGGTCACCTGCTTGATGGTCAGGCCCCGTTTGACCCAGCCCATGACGACATCGGCACCGATCTTGCGCGAGGCTGCGAAATTCCAGATGGCGGTGGCATGGGCGTTCGGCTCATCATCCGCCGCTGCGTCGATCTCATCATCACCTTCGGCGGTGGCATCTTCCTCCACCTCCGCCTCGATTTCATCATCGCCTTCGAGGGTGGTGTCATCCTCGTTTTCGGCGGTGGTTTCGTCATCGACCTGTGCTTCCGCATCGTCGACCTGCGCAGTGATGCGCCCGTTCTTGCCCGGCATCGGGTTCCCTTTCTGCTTGGGTTTTGACGACGCGGTCATGGCCGCGATCATCGATCCGTTGGTCTGCTTCGCCAGCCCGTCGCCGATCCGGCGCAGGCTCTCGGGTGCCTTGGGATAGAGCCGATAGTCGAAAAGCGCCGCTGCTGCCGCATCGGTGCTGTCGTCGGTTTCCGTCGCAAAGCCCGCCTCGACGGCGGCGGCACCGTCGAAATAGGTTTCGGCCCGCATGATTTCGCGCGCCGCATCCGCTGTGATCCCGGCACGGGCCGCGTAAATCCCGGCATAGGCATTGGCGAGGACACCCAAGGCCTTGGCGGTGTGCAGGTGGTCCTCTTCGGTCCCGCGACCTTGGGTCGACCAGTTGGCCGGATCATGCACCATCATGATGGATCCGAGCGGCATGACGATCTTGTCCCCCGCCATCGCGATCAGCGAAGCGGCGGAGGCCGCGATGCCTTCCACGATCACCGTGACCTCGCCATCGTGGTTCTTGAGCGCGGTGTAGATCGCCTGCCCTTCGGTGGCGATGCCGCCACCCGAGTTGATGCGAACGGTCAGCGGACCGGACATGCCGGCGATCTGCTCGCGCACCGTCTTGGCGGTGAAGCATTCCTCATCCCAGAAGGAAAAACCGACCGTACCGGTCAGGAAGATTTCATTCATCACTGCTGTCCTTGGTGAAGGTCGGGTTCTTGCGCGACACGTCAGCACGCGGATCGCTGTCGAATGGCAGGCCGAGCTTGTCGGCCTCGTCCTTGTCCTGCATCTGCTCTTGCAACAGCCGTTCCGGATCGACGCCCAGCTGACGAACCACACCCTGACGCGACTGGAAGCCCGATCGCACGGCCTCGCGCAATGCGCCGAATTCGCGCGCCGGGTCCACGAGAATGCGGTGCGGCGGCACCCACGTCAGTTTGACAGTGCGGCGGTCTTCCCAAAGCATCTTCTGGAAAACTTCATCCTGTTCGGCCTCGGCCCATGCCTCGACAAACCAGCCGCCGAAGCGCTGCAAGAACATCGGCACCATCATGAGCCACTGCCAGCCCGAGATGTTGCGATCCATTTCAAGCCGACCGATACGGGCCGAACTGAAATTGACGCCGCTCAGATCACCGGTCAGCGCCTCATAGGTGATACCGACTCCCATGGCCGCGGATCGATGCACCGTGCGCTGGAATTCATCGAAGCCGCCAACTTCGGGCGGATCGGAAAACTCCAGTTCCTCGTCCCCTGCGATCTGCATGATGACGCCCGGCTGCAACGTGCCGCCCAGCTCCTCTCGCGGTTTCAGATCGGCCCCCAAGCGGTGGAAGGCCGCGAAACAGGCAGCGATCTTCTGACGCATGAGATGCGCATCCTCGGAATCGTCGAGGTTCAGAAGCTTTTCCGCGATCGGCGTGTACCAGCTGATCCCGCGTGTCTGGCCTGGCCGGTCGATGCGGAAAACGTGAATGATGTCCTCGGCCGGTACCCGCTCTGACACATACGGGTTGCTGCCGGGCCGCCACTCGCCGCCGGGGTGTTGGGTGTAGAGCCAATAGGCCACCCGGTCGCCCGAATGCTGATCGTATTCGATACCCTCCCGGATCTCGTTGCCATCGAGCGACCGACCGAAACGACTATCGTCGATGTAATCCGGTTCCAGCACCTCGACCTGCAAGGGCATCGACAGTCCCGAATTGACAGGGCGGTGCCGGCGGACCAGCACTTCTCCGGCATCGATGATCGTGTTCATCGCCGTGGTTTGCAGGCCGTAGAAGTTCTGCAGCCCAGCCCGGTCGATCGCGGTCGTGTCGAGGTGATCCTCGATCAGATCGAGCCCACGCTGGCGGATACGCGTTTGAACTTCCTCGGCAAGGCCTTTGGCAGGCTGGACCTTCGGAATGATGCCGTCACCCACGACATTGCCCGAGATCACCTGTTGTACGCGCTTGGCAAACGGCGTGTTCCGAATCATGTCGCGGGCGTAGAACGAAATCTGACGTCGGTCGCGCGCTGCGAGATCGGCGTCCGAGCCGCTGGGCCGGATGCCGTTATTTCGATAGCCGAGACGCGCAGCGCGGTAATGCATGGCCACGGTGCGGTGCTTTTCGCGCTGCATCGCGCTGCGCGGCGACAGCGCCATGATCATGCGATCAAGGATGTTCATCTCAGCCCCGCGAGAAAGTCGGAAGGTGGAAAGCTGACCGCTGAGGAATGCGGGGATCGAGTTCTGCCTCGATAACCGCGACCAGCTTCAGCATTTCGTCCAGCGTGCGGAACTGGACTTTTTCGCCGGCCACCTCGAGGGAGGTCACGCCCTTGGCGATGTTCGCCTTGAGCGCGGCAAGGTCTTCGACGGTATAGGCCATCAGGTCAGCCACCTTCCTCGGTTGTGAATCCATCCACCCCGACCGGGGGCGGATCGGGCAGACATGGGCGTGGCAACGGGCCGGGCCATCGGTTGCGGATCGGCGCCAGGCGCGCTGTCGGTGTCTTGCTCGACATCCGCATCCGGGGTGTCCTCTTCCGGTGCCGCCAGCATCAGATATGGATTGGCCTCAGACCATTCCGCCCAAGGCAGCGGATGGGACCAATCGATCTTTTCGCCGCCCTTGATGATGTGCAGCGCCCGCGCCTGCACCAGATGGTCAAGGCTCTCGTTGCGTACCATGCCGGGGCGTTTCGCCCAGCCTTTCTCGCCGCGCCGCTCTGCGGTGAATTCGGTCAGATGGTCGTTACCCATCCATTCCGGGATCACACAGGCATTGATCATGTCGTCATCAGCGCGCAGCGACGCCATCACCGCATCTTTCAGCCGGTCGGTCGCCATGAACAGGATGCTGATATCCCTGGCGACACGGCGGCGTTTGTTGGCTTTCTGACTGACGCTCTCGGGCGCTTTTAGCCAGACCCGGTCGGGACGGTTCAACCCGCCCTCGCCGCGCGTCAGATACCACCGCCCGCCCTGCCCAGCCCGGCGACGCGCGCGAAAGAACCGATAGGCGTTATCGGTGGTTGCGCCGCCACCATGCATGTCGATCGCCAGCGCCACTGCGGACAGCCGCGCGTCGCCCCCGGCCACCGGCCAGCTTTGAGTTTCCAGCTGCTCGAGGACGGCCCAGTCCTCGGCCACCTCGAAGGGCTTGATGACCCGGGACGGATCGCCCGGCGCGTGGAACAGGTCGAACCGGTCAATCGGCTGATGCCGGCCATTCTCGCCCCATGCGGTGACACCCACGTCAAAGCGGGTGCCTTGGGTATCGATCGAGACGGTCAGATATCTCGCCCAGGACGGCGCGACCCCTTTGGGGAGGTCCATGCCACGGGCCTTGTCGCGCAAGCCTTGCACGGTCACCTCCAACTCTGAGACCGCAGAGCGCGGAAAATACGGCTGGGCCTGCCCGGTATTGGCGGCAGTCTTCAGCTTTTCTTCATCGCCCGTGGCCTCAAAGGTCAGGACAGCCTGGCGATACTGCGTCACAAGCTCTCGCCATGACGAAAACGCAGCCGCCGCACCGTCGAGCCAGTAGCTCAGCATGTCGGTGCGCCGCACAGTGCCACTGTCGATCGGCACCAGAAGCGGCTGGCCATCGGCGTCAAATTCGGCCGACTCGTGCAACCATCTGCCCGCGCCATTCAGTTCGCGCTTCAGGTCGTGACCGAATGCCTGGCGGCAATGCGGGCATATCATCTGCGCCGCCTCGCCCGCCTCCATCGGGTCAGCGCTTTCGGGATAGCGCAACCGTTTGAAAGACGGCTCGAATTGTTCGCCGCAGGTGGGACACGGCCAATACCAACGGCCCCGCGTCCCGTGCGGATACAGCGACAGCACGCCATATTCGACCGGCGGACAGTCATGAGGCGTTTGCGGTCGCCACGATTCGTCCTTGAGTGGCGCGCCGGGGCTGCTTTCGACAACCACCATGCCACGTGACAGAAATGTCCGCGTCCGGGCCCGCATCAGGCTATAGGCATCGCCTTCACCATCGATGCTTTCGGGAAAGTGGTCGAAATCCGTGGCCAGCACCAGCCGCATGGTCGCCGAGCTGAGCTTGGTGATCGTCGGCCAATCCAAGGTCAGCTGTGTGCCCCCCTTGAACAGCTTCTGATAGATGTTGTCTGCGCCCCGCCCCTGCGCCTGCCGCTCGCGCAACTCCAGACTGTTCCGCACCATCGGCGAAATCTTGTTGCGTTCAAACTCTGCCGCCGCCTCGCGGGTCATCTGGAAGAGCGCCACCCGGCCCGGATCGGCAGCGATGGTATAGGCCAAGGCAGATTGCAGCATCTGCGTCTTGCCGGACTGCGACGGCCCACAAAACGCCATGCCACGATAGCTGCGCGAAGCGATCATGTCGGTTGGCTCGACCATGTAGGGCGTCACGTCGCGGCGAAACGGCTGCCACTGCCCCGAGACGTTGACCCTCATGTATTTTTCCGCAGCCTCGGTTACCGAAATCTTTTCGGCAGGGCGGAAGGCGGGGAGCGCATGCTTCAGCGCGACGCGCGGATCCGCATAGGGTGGCAATGGTTCGAAGCTGTCGATCGTCCGCATGGCGTAGCGTCCTTCAGATCAGGAGCCGCGCACCCGGTTCTACATCGGGGATATCGCGGTCCTGCAATTCCTCTTGGGCGATCCGGTCGGCAATCCCGGTCAGGATGTCCGAGGCGATCCGGCCTGCCGCCGCGACCTGCACTGGCGATAGATCAAGCTCGCGCTCCAACCGGTCGGGCATCGCCTCGAGGCCGTCGCGGACGATCTTGCCGATGCTTTCCAGGAGCTCGACCGTATCGACAAGCGGCACCAGCTGGCCGCGCCGCCGCTGAGCCTCCGACCAACGCATGTCGGCCTCGGCCAGTTCGCGGCGGTCTCGCGCCGACAACTGCGCCGCGGGGTTTTCCACATCAACGCCCAGCATCTCTGCCCGCAGCAGATTGATCTGGTTCTCGTTGTGCTTGTTGCGCGACTCGGTCTCGGCCTCACGCGCCATGCGCCACGCCCAGCAGTGCGAAAGCCGCAGGACATAGGCCCGACCGTTGCCGCCAACTTGCGCCACCGGCATCCCATCGCGGATCCACTTCGACACGGTATTGACGGTGGTGCCGAGCCCCTGCGCGATCTCTTCCTGGTTCATGTCCGCGTCTCGGACCCCCGCCGGCAGCGGGAAGCGCCGCAGCTTCACGGCGAGATCGTCATCGATCTCGACATCGAGCAGCTGCGGGACCGCGTCCGTCGCGGGAGCGTCAGACCCCAACAACAACCCCATCTCCTTAATTATGGCTGGCCAAAAAAACTTGTGAACATCGGGGCGCGAATGACCCCCGACACAGCACTTCCGGGAAGGACCCGGTCCGATTTCAGGACCCGCCCGACCTCCGGGCGACCATTTTCTCGATGGTGCGCCGCAGATGGGCGGGGAGCCGCTCGCGGTAGACATCCTCTGCCCCGTCGAAGAAGCCGAGGCGGCTTTCGTAACGCGGCATGGACTGGACGAAGTGCAGCACCTTGCTGATCGACCCATCCGGGTCTCGCTTCCAAATCCCGGGCGAAAGCTTTGATCCCTCGCGGGGAACGAAGAACCCTGCCCGCTTCCGATTGCGCTTGCGCGATGCGGCAGTGGTATTGGCTGCGCTGTCGCGCTGGGATTTCACCGCTGAGAGTGCTTGGTTGCGCTCGCCCGTCGACCAGTTACCAAAAGCATCGAGCTTGGCCCCTGACGAAGGCACTGCCGCCGAGATGATCCCGGCATAAGACAACCGTGATCCGAGCAGACCTTCCAGACCCGTCCGTCCCCGTTGACCGCCAAACTCCTGCACCTTCAGATAATGGCGCGATCCGACGCTCGGCCGTTCCGTCACGATGGCTTCGAGATCCCGAGGCCGGGCGCCCTTCACCGTGAAGGCGTTTTTCGTAAACCGCGTGGGCCGGTCAAAGACCTGATCCATGCGGTCCTGCACATGCTTGAGCACGTCGGACGCCGTATCGTTCAAAGCCCAGTTCGCCGCGACACGGATATCACGCTCGGCAATCCGGCTCAGGCTTGCCTGGACCGCACGATCATCGATCGAGATCTTGAGCATGGTTGCCTCCGGATGCGGGCCTTCCACCCGCTCGGCTGCCGTCGCGCGCCTGATCTCGCCCAGCCGGCGCGCGCTGCTCAACAACGGGGATCGGCAGCTTCCCCTCGTATGCGATGTTCTGAAAATGAAAAACGCCCGCGAGGGTTTCCCCTCCGGGCGCAGGTGTGGTGACGGCAATTGGTCAACTATTTTTGGTGCACCGTCAATCCTCTTTTCGCCAAGGCGACAAATCTGGCAGGCCATCGATGATCCTGATGGTGGTAAATGCCCCGACCCAGGACAGTTCCGACAGCAGATGCAACAGCGCGCCGTACCAGCCAAGATATTGACGGCGCTTGGCCGCAACGCTTGAAGGGCTTCCAGTATAGGTGACGGGACAGGCGGGGAATCTGCGTTCGCGGCGAATGCGATGACGATCCCGCCAGACCCAGAGATCTCCCTTCACCTCATGGGCCGTAAACCCGCTATCCGTGCAGTCCCAACCGCATGGCACGAGGGCGCGCCGCTCCTCTGCCCGCCAATCCGGGACACTGCGCGCCCGCGCGCATTCGGCAACCAGAAGCGCCATCCGCTTTCCACCCATGTTCGCCGGCAGGGCCTCGACCGCCGCTGCAATGATCTGGGCATCAGAATGTGGATCGCTGGAACCGCCTCCATCGATCCGACAGCCCAGCTCATGCTGTCGCTGCAGGATCCAGATCTTGTCGACACCACCACGATCGAATTCATGCGCGCCGGTTTCATCGAAGTCGATCCGGGCGTGTTCAACGGCAAAGGCCCATTCCAGAGCTTGCTGGATGGTCATCTCGCGCAGCCTTGAGGGCACCGGCCAGATCGCAGTCATTATACTGTCCCTTCCTGCCCAGCTTGGATCGCGGCGATTTCCTCCATGGCGCGCTGCCAATTCCGAAGCCACGCTGCCTCGGCGTCCGTGGCCATGCCGGCCGCCATGTTTTCTTCGATAATCAACCGGCGACGATCATTCTTGACCGCCTCCTCGCGCAGTTGCTTTTCCTTCCAGCCGCCCTCGACGAACGGTGGCGGCCCGTGGCGCACAACTTCCTGATACATCTCGAAGGCCCAGCCCTGCGCCAGCGCCCGACGGCCAAGTGCGGATTTCATCATGCTGCGCGGATAGGGCGAAGTTTCCGGGGGCGGCGGGCAAGCTGTGATGGCGACGTTGCGCACATGAGCTTCGCTGGGCCATTCGCCATTCGTGGCCAATGCGGCAATGTGATCGCGCAGCCCGCACAGCTGCTCATCACTCAGATAGCCGAGCCAACTGCGCAGCCGCGTCAGCATCGCGTCATGCCCTTCCGGGCTAAGGCGCCTGCCTTTGCCGTCCTTGCCGCGCTTCAGCCCCGCCAGAGGTTCCAGCAGCAAGGCATCAACCCGAGCTTCCGCTTCCGCCTTTGTCCCTGTCATCGCTTTCCCCGTTTCTCAGCTTGCCGACTTATCCACAGGCGCGACCGGTGCAGCGGTGCGAGCCCTGTGTATCGTTTCATTTCTTTTCTTTTCTTCTCGTTTCCTTTCCTTTCAGCAGTCACAGAAACTGAGAAAAAAAGGGATCGAACACGGCAAATCACGGAAGATTCCGTGTTCTTCCGTGATTGTTCTGTGCGCTTCAGTGATTGTTCCGTAATATTCTGTGACGGTGACAGAATATTACGGAACGGAACAGAACCGGTCATGACCCGACCTCCAACTGGTATTCGTCCAGGGCGGTACGGACAAACCCCTCGCGCCGTTGCGAGTCCGGATACCGGTCTTCCAGCCAGTCATTGAACCGATCGAGGAAACCGGGATCGCGCAGCAACTGGCTGGCCTGGATGCGGTTCTCGATCATCTCGCGCAGATCCTTGATCCGCTTCGCGCGCTTGCGGTCAGTGGCATCGGCGCGATTTTTCCGGGCGGATTTCATCGCCTCTTCTGCGACCTCCTGCACGACAGGATGGGCGAGACGGATTTCACCGTTGTCGCACATCACGCGGTGCCAATTATGGAGAGGTGATATTTCCCGGCGGCACAGCGACTGCCACGCATCGACGCTGATGCTGAGCGCCTTGGCCAGCAGCCGGTCATCCGTCGGCAGCGTGCCGACTGGCGTTTCGTCGTGGCACTCGCAGAACAACAGAAAGCCGTACCAGCCAACGTCAGGATCGCAGAGGCCCCGGAAATTGCTTTTCCGCCAGCGCTTCATGTTCCAGATGACGAAATAATGCGAGTCCAGCCGCTCGTTTGCAGAGATCGGATAAAGCGGCAGATCATCGACAGGCACTGGACGGATTGGTTTGGGAACGGCGCTCAAAACAGGCCCTCGCTGCTGGCCGCTTCTATGACGGCCTGTGTGGGATAATCGGATTTTCGCTCCAGCCGCTTGCGGCAGGGCGGGATCCAGTGAAATCTGGACTGATCCCGCCTCGCTGCCCGGCGCCAGACGATCCAGCAATAGGCGGTGGCCGTGCTGCCCTTTTCGGACAGCCTGCCCCGGTGCATGACCACGCGTTCCGTGAACTGCAGGATGTCGCTGGGCGGGAAGGCGCTGAACAGGTC